CCCCTGACGCTGGTAGAGATCCATAGCCTTATTGCTACGGTCGATGTTTTCGCGAATTTTGGATGCCAAGTCTTCGGCCATATTAGATCATGCCTTTCGATTTTTGGATTGCTTTGCGACGTTCGAGGAAACTCTTCATCGTCTCAGGCCTTTCAAAGGCGCTCGCTTTGCGGCGTTCGAGAAAGTTCTTCATCGTGTCGGGCCTACCGAAGTCGTCAACGGTCGTGGAGACGGGGCGAGCTTCACCGGGTTCCAAGAACTTCACGGAGCCTGTGCCGTACTTCGAGTTGATGTTGGTGAGCTTGCCGCCCTCGCGTGTGGGTGCGGATGGCGTAGGAACTGTGGGCGTCGTCGGCAGAGGTCCGAAAGACGGGCGCAGCTTTTCAAGGTCAACGCCAGCGGCACCAGCAATTGTGCCATCACGCTTCGGCATACCGCCGAAAAACTTCTCCCGCGCTTTGACGGAGGCGGCACCGGGGGTGTCGTCGATGAAGGTGCCGGGCTTCATGGTCGAGGATGGCGCTGTCACCTTCTCCTTGACCTCCATGTCGATGATATCCCCACGATTGTTCATGCGCTTGCCAGAGTTGCGAGCGTTGAACTCGCGCCGGATTCTGGCGAAAGAGCCGTCCGCTTTCGCAGCGGCGACGTTGCTCTCGCGCGTAGGGGCGGCTTGCGGGTTGTTGGGCATGTAATTGGGGCGAAGTCCCTGAGCGCCGAGGGTGTACCCCATACTCGCGGCGTCTTCACCGATCTCTCGGGCAGACATGCCGGGACGGCGTGGGTCGGAGAAAGCGGGCACGTTGCGATTCTGCAAAGCGTAGTAGTTATTCAGCCCGCCCATGTATCGCGGGTTCCGTGGTCGGGCGTCAATGCGCCCGGTGGCGGCTTTGTACTCCTTCGCAGTCATTTGACGGGAGCGCCCTTCTTTGTCCGTGATGAGAGGTATGTCGGCCATTCCCTATCATAACGGTCAACAATTATCTGTCACGGGGATTTTGTTTTCAATTTGCGTGCTGCCGGGTTGGCGTTACACTCACCACGCTTATGCCAAACACCATTGAGATCACCCATCAAACGCTACGCCTCTTCTGGAGCCGTAACAGAGTCTCCAACCTGCCACCCCAGTCGGTCCCTCAATACGTTGGGCTAGACCGCTGTTGGGATTGGTCTGGAACCCTCAGCAAAGCAGGGTACGGGAAAACCAAGGTGGGGGATGCCCACACAACGGCGCATCGTATATCATGGGCAATTCACTACGGGCCGGTGCCGGAAGGGATGTGCGTGCTGCACAAGTGCGACAACCGCTGCTGCGTGAATCCGAACCACCTGATGCTTGGGACCATTGAGGATAACAACCTCGACAGGGTATCCAAAGGCCGTTCTGCTCCGCTAATGGGGTCCGCGCTACCCCAAGCAAAGTTGACCGACGATCAGGTCCGTCAGATACGCGAGATGTACAGAATCGGGCTTTCCCAAAGTGTCATCGGAGCGAAGTTCAATATGGCCCAACAAAGCATTCAGAAGATCACTTCGAGGAGGTTGTGGAAACACGTTAAGTAGCCCGTGTCACCAGATGGCGCTCCGATGTTTGCCGAGGAGCAGCATGCTCTTCCACCAGTGAGACGACTCCGCCTCCTTGAGCACCTTTTCAGCCCAGTCTGGCTGATTGAAGTAAACTTTAATCCTGCCCAGCTTGTGCATAATTCGGGCCATAGCGTAGAGGGGTGCCGAGTCCTGCCGCATCTCGATAACTCGGAACGGGTAGCGCAGGGGGTCGATCTCTCCCCACGAGGAGGTCCACAACTGAAAGCACTTGTTGGCGGTGGCTGCGGCTTCCTCTTCCTGCCCATCCAACATCTGCTGATACGCCAGTAGGCACCCGACGCGGACCAAGTTCAGCACGGCTCCGGGGTTCTCTGCCAGCAGCTTTCCGTCCTGCGCGGTGGCGATATACCCTTTGGCCTGAGCCTGCCACGCTTTGCCTTGCTGAATGTTGAGGAATACCTCGGCAGCGAGCTGTGAGGTATGCCACCGAGCTTCGACCTTCCTGTCGATCATGGGTGGAAGTGCCACATTGGCTACGTTTTGCAGCCAGTCGCCGTACGTCACCTTGCCGTCCAATGCCCTATAAGTGAGCCAGCACTTCGCATGTGCCCTCTGCCCTGCCGAGTATCTCGGGATGTCCGTGTGGAGAGCGCCCCACGCAGTGCTGAACTGATCCTTGAGGCTGGTTTGGGAATTGGGGAACAGGCACACAATCTCGTGCTCAAACTGCTGGCGGTCCCACGGCTTCGGCTTGCCGTGGTAAACTATGACTCCAAATTCCGGTGATACACCATGCTTCTTATAGGAGACGACTGCTGGCGGTAGGAGGAGTTTAGCCTCTCCCCCCAGCTTGCGCCAAATCCACTGCTGATCTCCGCCCGGATGCTGCATCTCCTGCTCAGAGAGTCCGTCGAAAACCTGCTTCCGTGGCTTGCCATCCCACACCATGACCGAGCTATTCAGCGGGCAGCCGTCCGGTTTGAAGGCATCCTCCATCCCGTAGAACGAACTCCCTTCGAGAGGGCCTAACCAGAGAAGATTCTGCACAACCACGTCAAGGTCGAGGTAGCAAACTGGACCCCCGAAGTCGTGGTCGAATACCTCCAACTTCGACCACCAGCCAGCCAGCCCACGGGTAAGCGGTAGCTTCGGTTCTGTGACAGATGTGTCGTCAGTCAGGCACACGACTGGACGCCACGTTTGAGCACGCAACCTTTCGACGTGCTTAGATGTGTATTGACCCCCGGACTTGAGGACGCAGACGAGAGTGTGTTTCATGGGATGGGTGTGAAGATTATATCCCTGCCGATGCGATCCGCGATGCGATACCCTTGTGCTTCTACGAAAGATTTCAGGGCGTCGTTGGTGTACCCAAACTGCGCTCCGAGGCCTTTCACCTCTACGGCGATCACAGGGCGGCAGCGTTTGATTGTCTCCACTGCGCCCCTTACCGCTGGCAGTTCATACCCCTCCCCATCGAGGAGCAAAAAGTCGAGTTCGCCAAGGACAGCGTCATCGACGACTTTGACCGGCACTCCGATTTCTGATGCCTGCACCATGGTCGCCCCATAGTTGGCCTCTTCATGCGGCTGCCGGAACGTAGATACCCTACCTCGGGTATCTCCGATAGCGGCGTGATGGGCGACGATGTTGGGAGATACCACATTCTTCGTCAGACACGCCCAGTTGTCGGGGTCCGGCTCAAGCGTGATAACCAAGTCGAACGAACGTGAAAGCTCCTGCGCATACACGCCGACGTTACCGCCAGCCTGAATGCAGGTGCGCTTCGATTTGCAGTGCTTGAGGTAGGAAGGAAGTAGAGCGACTTCGCGCATGACCGCCTCAGCGGTTCGCTGGTCCGCATCGGGCCAGTAGTAGTTACTGTAGAGCTTCATATCTCGAAGGTGACGGTGTGTTTGTGTTGCAACGCCATTAGCTGCATGGGCTGGGTCTGCGCCCCGAAGACACGGGACTGGCTTCGCAAAGCAGCTAGCTTCCGTTTCAATGGGTATCCTGCGGCATGGAGACAGCGAACCTCTCGTGGGGTGAACGACAGCACTCCCCACTCCACCGCCTTGTGGTAGTAGTTGAAGGAGTAGGGGAGAAGCGTGACCGAGACACCAAGTTCGAGGACGGCTCTGTTGATGTAGTACTGGTCCGTGGCGTCGTGAGGCTTCCACGCTTTTCCAGCTTTGACCTTCGCAGCGATCTTGGCGGCGCGTTTGAACACCTCACGGTTGAGGGGCTTGCGGAAGTCCACCTTCATCATGCCAGTGTTGAAGTACCGATCCCGTAGAAGGCCACCTTCCTCGAAGGGTTGCTGGCAGTCTTTGAAGCAAAAGGAATCAGGGTGGAACACACAGGGGTCATGCACGACTGACCAGTCAGGAAGTTTCGAGAAGTCGGTTGGCCGGATGACCCACAGGTCAGAGTCAAAGAAAACCGCATCCGCCTTTGTTCTCCACAGCTCCAACTTCGCCGGAAACCCTTCATCGTCAGTGGGGGCACTCTCTACCCGTGTTTTCAAACCCGTGCTCCTCTCGAACCTTTTGCAGGCTTCGGCGGTGAGCTTGTTGTAGGAAGGGGTTGTTACAGTCAGACCTATCATCAAGTCAGGCTATCCTTGGTAGGCAAACCTTTCAACCTTTACTTTTGCCCCCGGCATCGGTTGCACGATAATCGTGCGAGAGTCGCCGCTCTGCGTCACCCCGATGCTATCCATACCCCACGCCCAAGGACGACGCATGAAAGGCGAGTCCGCCTCGAATGTGCCTGCGGTGGTGGTAATCATCGGTCGATAACCTCGGGTAGGGTTGGCGGGTAAATTGTCACACGCTCACGCAACCACAAGCCGTTTGTCGGCTGCTGCTTATCCTCAATGACGAACGGCGACCAGTCGGTGAAGTTCGTCGCTGGGAAGATCATCCTCGTGGGGTCACGGCCAAGCGGGGGGTTCGCCATACCGACGCCCTGCACAATGCTGGCCCCCGGCACGAGTTCGCGGAAAGAGACGGCCCCATGCAGGCAGCGGGGGAAATCGACCGACACTCCAAGGTAAGAGGCATTCACGTCAGTCGGCACCGGCTGGTCGTGGGAAAGCTCTTGCTCACTCCACGGCGTCTCGGCGAGGAACTGCTCGACCTTGATGACGGACGACACGCTGACCGATGGCCGGTAGCGGTAGCGGGGGAATAGCGTCGGCGAGGTCACGGTGGCCGTGCCGTTGTAGGTCGATTGCACGAACGTCGTGGACTGGACGATGTACACGTCCTCAAGAACGGCGGGCCACACGTACCCACGAGTGTCGTAGAACGTGCGGAAGGGGGTGCTGCGCTGCGCGGCTGTCTTGTTCTTGCCGAAGTAGAACCAGAGGTATTGACCTTCTCGCTCGCAGTGCGTGTAAACGTAGTCCTTGAACCCCTCGAATGTGATTCGTGGCTTTGTCTTCAGCCAGTTCGCCACCGCGTAGCGTGTGCCGTAGGCAGGCAGTAACGTCGGCTGGAAGTCCACGGCATCCTCGCGCACCCGAAACGAGAACTGGCTCGGGTCTGGCGAGGGCAGCAGGTCGAAGTATCCACCTGTCGGGCCGTTGGGTGGCTTGGTCGAGGGCATTATGCGTCGGTCTCAGGAGGGTTGTTCGCAACGATGTCGCCGTCCGCCCACGTCGCGTAGAGGTATCGCGGGGTGGCCGCAGAACCGAGATCGAACTTCCAGTGCGTCCGCTTGAGGAGCGTCTGGCGGAGGGCGACGTGCATGATCTCGTCGGAAACTTGCGGCCTCATGGTTGTGGCTGCCACGGCCACAGAGCTTTGCGCTCCAGTGACTCCGTAGGCTGTGGGGGTCAGTTGGTCAGGCACCACCATGACGCCGCCTTGGCCTGCCACGGCAGCGATAGCATTGCCACTAATCCCGAACCCGCCAATAGTGTTAGCAACGCCACTCCAGCCAGCGCCGGTCTGGTTGAAGATGTCACGGAACTCGGAACTCCACACGTTCATCTCGTCGGCGGTGGCGATGATGACGGCTGCGGTGATGTCGGTGGTGAAGTTGACCGCAGCCCCTCCCGGAGTGAGGGAGGCTTGTAACGTGCTGCCGCTTGAGCCGACAGCCCAGTAAATCGTTCCCGTGGTGAGGCCAGCCCCGCCAGCGATGGATTGAAAGTAGAATGGCGTGCCCGTGGGGATCGCGCTACCGGCGACAGTGATGATATTGGTAGCCTCGGCACCTGTGACGGATGAGTAGGAGTTGATCGCCCCAGTGAGCGTAAGCCCTTCGATGAGTTCGTATTTCACCCATTGGCGGTTCTTGCGGATGAGGTAGAGAGTAGAAGCGGGCATGGTGATTAGGTGTTGAACCAGCGTGAGGGTTTAAGCCAGCCTTTCGGGCCGAGAGCTTTGACGGCGAAGCCCATTGTGCGGGCCTTGGAGGGACGCATCCCCTCTTCGAGGAGACGGTCTTCAAAATGCTGGTGGACGACGGCGGGCGGAGGGCTGTCGGGAATCTTGCCCAGCCTCTCAGCGAGCCACGGGGAACCGCCAGCGAGAAGGTCGCAGAGGAAGTCGTGCTCCAGAGCCGGGACTTCCGTGAGGCCATCGCGGGTGAACCCGAGCAGCCATGCGACCTTCGGAGTGCTGGCGCGGTCGAACTTGTATCCGTAGGGGATCGTGAACGAACCGTGACCACGCACCTCGAAAGTCCAAGGCTCAAGAAGCTCGAACATCGTGCGACCGAAGAACAGAAATCCCTCGGTGCCGGGGATGGCCCGCACGCGTGGGGGTAGCCGGTACTCAGCGGTGCTCATGCCCTCCTCCTTCCTGTTGCTGCGCGTGAACACTCATGCGAGCACGCTCAAACTGGAACTGAAGTGCGCTCTTGCCAAAATCAGTGAACCAAGCGTTTTGCTTCTCCAAAGTCTCGCTGACTTTTCTCAGGGTTTCGCTATTTTCCACGATGGCTGCGGTTGTTACAGCTTGTTGCGCAAGCCACTTCGTCGCCACCCACCGAAGGACTCCAGCAATGGATATGAAGAGGGCGGCGATGGCCGAGATGAGGACACCGTAGAAAGGCCACTCGGCTGCTGCTTCGGGGGTCGGAAACATCCCCTGAATGGTCGTTGCCACCAACGCACCCGACGCCACGAACAGCCCGCCGACATAGGCGATTAGGTCTTGTGGAATGTGGAGGAAGGAGGCGAGGTGCTTCATAGTTAAGAGTAAGTTATCCGACCAGCAGTCCTTCTTCCACCATTTTTTCGTGGGTCTTGCTCATGTCTTTGAACACATCCGGGAAAGCGTCATAAATGACGAACCGCTGACTGCGCTTCGATTCGATCAAATCAGCGAGATTCGTGTTGGTGTCAGGTGGCAGTTTACCACTGTCGATCCACGGCTGGAGAATGTCGGCGATGCTGCCAAGTTCGGCGTTTGGGTGAATGATGATGGAAAAATCGTCATAGATTTCGATCCAACGATTGCCGTGAACATCGTCAACCCAGCTAAACATTTGCGTGGTGTCGCCGCTGTTTTGCAAAGAGGCTGGGCGAGATAGCTCCCAAAGAGCTTCGCTCAGTTCTTTAGCCGCAGAGGATGGAACGTAGATAATCACTATGAGAATCTCTCCAGTTGGTTAGCTTGAAAAGCGTTGAACCCAGCAAGTCCAGTGGGGTCGCCGTCAAAGATGACCATTTCAAAGATGGCATTGCCGCCCGTGTTGAGCCAAGACGATGATCCTGAGCCACCGATGCGTCCACTTGCCATGTTGCTTTGCGTTGTTCCAGCGTTTCCGGTTAATAGCAGCGACTCATCAAGAAAATGCTTTGAAGAAGAGCCATTGGCTAAAAACCCCAACACATGCAAGTCGTCCGAGACTTCAAAGGCTGTGCCGTTTAGGCTTGTGCCCCAATTTTGCTGCATTGCACTATTGGTGACGCGCATGAATCTGTTCGATGTGCTCGAAGAAGTTCCAAGCAACACGCGACTAGCAAGGCTATTAGCAGTTTTCACCACCACAGAAACATAAAAAGGAAAAGAAACGGTTCCAAGATTGATGTTAAAAAAGGTCTGCGCAGGGTCTCCGTCTCCCCATCCACCTTTGGCATTGAGCGCCGTGCTAAACTTCATTCGACTGGCAGCCGTTGGTTGCACTGCCTCAAAACTTCCAG